GCGAGAGCCGGATTCACCGCCCGCGTGTTGGTGGTGACGGAATTAGACGCCTTCGACGACCGCAGTGAGAAGTCGAAGGAAGGCGACAAGTTCAGCCAGTTGACGCGGCGACTCCTGGCCTACGGAGAACGCTCGATCGTCTATGGAGAAAACACCGTCTCCATCGAGCAGGGTCGAACGTGGCAGGAGTATCAGAACGGAACAAAGACGGAACTCTACAAGCCTTGCCCGAGGTGCGCGGCATGGGTCAGGCCTGAGCGCGAACACCTGCTTGGATGGCAGGAAGCGGAAACGGAGATGGACGCCAGGAAGTCTCTCATCCATTGTCCGAAATGCGGCGAGCCTTGGACGGAAACCGAACGATACGACGCCTGCATGAAGACCGTCGCCGTGATGCGCGGACAGACGATCGATGAAGACGGAAATATCTCAGGAGACCTTCCCGAGACGAATACGCTTTCGTTTCGGTGGGACGCGACCGACAACTTCATCATCTCGCTGGCCGACGCGGCGGCGATGGAATGGGCGTCGATCAACGGCGCGAACAAGAAAGACCCGATCCTGGCGGAGATCGAGATCAGGCAATCGATCTGGGCGATCCCTCCGGAATCGGACATCGTGGAGGCGAACGAGCTCACGGCGGGGATGCTTCTCCGCCGAATGTCTCCCGAGGTTCAATCGAAGCAAGTCCCAGACTGGTCGGATCATGTCACTGTCGGAGTCGACGTCGGATCGCGACTGATCTACTACACCGTCACCGCCTGGGGCCAGGGGGCGAAAAGCGTCGTCATCGAATACGGCCCGATCGAAGTCCCCTCCGACATCATGGAGGTCGAGAAGGCGGTCGTCGCGGGCCTGCAGGACTTGTTCAAGGTTCTTTCCGGCGGATACAAGGACGACGCCGGAGAGACGATCTACCCGACGCTCGTCTTCATCGACTCGAACTATCAGCGCGAATCCGTCGTCGCCTTCTGCGAACAGATGTTCGCGCTGCAGAAGAAATGGACGAAGGACGTCGATCCATCGGTTCCAGAGATGCTTCGCGTCGACAATCGCGTCTTCTGGCCGATCAGCGGTTTCGGCGAGACGACCGACGCGCGGCAGATATTCTACGCGCCTCGCAGCGTCGGTCCCGCCGTCGTCAAGGTAGGGGAACATTCGTACATTGGAACGATACCGATCGCGGACGTCTCCAGGTCGGTGGTTCACATCGACGTCGATTGGTGGAAGGATTGGGTTCGAAGCCGTCTCACATGCAGCATCGACAGCGACGACTCGATGAGTTTCTTCTTTACGTCCGACAGGTACGGACATCTCAGGATCGCGAAGCATCTTCTCGCCGAAGTGCCGACGACGATCTTCGTGAAAGGCCGAGGGAACGTTAGAAAATGGGACAAAAAACACCGGAACAATCACCTCTTCGACGCTCTCGGGTACGCAGCGAACGCGGCATGGTGGGCGGGGACGAGATTGGGGTTGGTGGAGAAGGAGAGCCACCCCGAGCCGACGACGATCCCCGCCAGCAGGCAGGCGAAATCGAAACCCCAGGAAGCGCCCAAGAAGTCATGGATACCCAAACGGCCGTAGCCGAAATCACTGAGCTCCCGATCCAGACGATCGAGATCGAGATTCCTTACGTCAAGCGCGCGGAAGGCCTGTACGCCGCGCAGCATGTCGCGCTGCAACTCTCCAGGGAGGAGGCGAGCATCGTCGCGGACATCAGGACGGCGATGGAATCTCAGAACGTCCACGGGGACGTCTTCAGGAGGAGCCGGATGACGCCGTCGCTCGTCATTCGCTCGATCATCCGCTCCGTCGCTAAGTCGATCGCTGTGAGGGGACGCGAAGCGGCCCCGACCCCTGCAGACGCCGCCGAAGGCGGCTAAAGCCGACAATCCAAGTTGTTTCAAGTCGTTTATCGTCTTTGCACTTTCCATTCACCGGGGTCGACGTAACGTCCCGGTATGATCCCCACGTTCGAACAACTTCTCGAAAAGTACATGGTCCTCGTCGACTACACCGACGACGGAGACATTGCGAAAGCGCGAGAGCTTCGAACGGTCTGTCACCAATTGCTCGTCGTCCTTCCCGTTAGAACTCGCGGAGCCAATCAGGAAATCGAGATGAACGTCGCCGCCGTCAAGGGGACGCTCGATGAAGTCACGGCATGGATCGCGAAGAACGAATCCATCGCGGTCGGCGGAACTCGAAGTTCATGGGCCGACCTGCGGAGGTATCGGGGATGAGCGAAAACAACGGCGTGATGAACGGTCGCGGCGGATTCAATGAGGTCATCGGGTCGACCGTCGCCCAATGGAACGCGGCCAAAGATTCACGCTTCAAGCGAGAGCGCGAACTTCCATCCGGCGGCGCGTCGGCCGATTACCACTTCTCCACCGAATCGGACTTCTACAAGATCACCGAGTACGCTCGCGCGATGGAGCGCGACGACGTCATCATCGCGCCCGCTCTCCGCAAGGCGACCCATCTGACCATCGGCGACGGCTTCATGTTCAAGCCGGACAGCGGCAACGAGAAGTACGATCTCGCGTGGTGGGAACTGTTCGACGAGTATTCGAACTCGCCGGATATGTGCGACATCAGCAGGGAGAACACGTTCGGGCAGATCACCGGCCTTTCGTTCCATTCGATGATTCGCGACGGAGACATCGTCGCGCTCGCCGTCGAGACCGGCGAAGGGAAGAACAAGAACATCGCGCTGCAGATGATCGAGAGTCATCAGATTCGTTCGCCGATGGACCAGCACGGCAGGGCGGCGAAGGACGTCATCCTGGGCGTCAAGCTCGACGGCAGTCGTGTTCGCAAAAACTACTACGTCACCGGCGAGAATCCGGCGGCGGCGGACATCTTCACGGAAGAAAAGCTCCGCAGGGTCGACACGTTCGCCAAGGTCGGCAACGCTGAGTATCGGCAACTGTTCCATCTCTATCATCCCGATCGCGCGTCGCAGACTCGCGGAGTCTCCGCGCTGGCCCCGGCGTTCGATACGGCGGGAATGATCGAAGACATCAACTTCGCGAAGCTCGTTCAGTCGCTCGTCGTTTCATGCATCGGGTTCATTCGCCAGACGGCGGCGGGCTCGGAGATGCCTGGGGACAAGAAGCCGAGCAACCCGCTCGACAAGTTCCGCATGATCCCCGACGACATCGGCAACATGCTCGAAGAGATTCAACCTGGGTTCATGTTCAAGACGTCGCCAGGAGAGAAGATCGAGTCGTTCTCGCCGAAGGTTCCGAATGCGGAGTTCTTCGATCAGGTGAAGCTCGCGCTGACGATGGTCGGCGTGAACATCGGCCTTCCGCTCATCATCATGCTCATGGACGCCAGCGAGACGAACTTCAGTGGATGGCGCGGCGCGTTCGATCAAGCCAAAGAAGGCTTCATGTCGAACCAGAAGGTCGTCGACCTTCGCCTCCTGACGCCGTTCATGCGTCTCTGGACCGCCGTCCAGATCGCTTCCGGTCGCCTCAAGCCTCCGAAGTCGCTCGCGTCCGGCAAAGAGTTCAGGCATGAATGGGGAGGTCGTCGCTGGCCGTTTATTCAACCCGTCCAGGATGCGATGACGGCGATCCTTCGCCAGCGCAATCTTCTGGCGTCCCCTCGTCTCGTCCATAGCGAGATGGGCCAGGACTTCGAGACGGTCACGGATCACACGATTGCGGATAATGCGTATGCAATTTCTGGCGCGGCGAAAAGAGCCGCGGAACTGAACAAGATGCTCGATAAAGACGGCGACGTCTATCAACCGAAGGTCAACTGGCGGGATCTGATCTCGCTGCCGACCTACGACCGCGTGAACGCCTCTTACGCCGTCACCGACAACACCGATCAACCGAACCAAGACGTACCGACGACGCCCTCTCCCACGAAGAAAGCGGCGAAGCCTCCAGCGGCGATACCGGGAGACTGACCATGAAAGTCGGAAACACGAACGTCGACTTCGACCCTTCCATGTACGCCGGTGCGTGGATGATCGACGAAGTCCATGCAAAGAGAATGATCGAGTCGTTGTCGATGCACGACTGGAGCGAACACGTTCGCGCCTATCAAGCGGCGATGTCTCAAGGCGAAGCCAACGGGCAACGTCGCGAGCCGAAGAGAATCGGCAAGGTCGCCGTCGTCGAGATCAGCGGCGCGATGTCGAAACATGGATCGTCGTTGTCGGAAAGCGGCTCCACGATCGCCGCCAGGGCGGCGCTTCGGCAAGCACGCGCCGACTTCGCCGAGGGGAAGGTCGGGTCGACGGTCATCGTTTGGGACAGTCCTGGCGGGACAGTCGCCGGAACGGCTGATCTCGCCGCCGACGTCCGGAGAACTGCGGCGCTCATGCCGACGTTCTCTCTCGGTGAAGACATGGTCGCTTCGGCGGCGATCTGGGGAGCTTCTCAGGCGAGCAAGTTCTACCTCTCGTCTCCGACGACGAACGCGGGGTCTCTGGGCGCTGTCCTGGTCATCGACGACGTCTCGGAGGCGTTCAAGCAGAAGGGCGTCAAGACGAAGGTCTACAAGACCGGAGCGCTGAAGGCGGCGGGCGTCCCTGGCACGGAACTCGGCAAGGCGGAGGACGAATACTTCAGCAAGTACGTCCAGGCGATGTTTGAGCCGTTTGCGGCCGACTTCAAGGCTTCCCGCCAGATGAGCGACGAACAATTCGACAAGATCGCCGATGGGCGCGTCTTCGTGGGGGCGGAGGCTGTCAGTCTCGGTCTCGCGGATGGGATCAAGAGCTTCGATGAAGTTCTGGCGGAAGCTGAGGCCGCAATCCTCAGCGAACGACCCGAAGGGGCGAAAGCGATGGCAGAGAACGAGCGCAAGGCTGCGTCCCTTGCGGAACTTGAGAAGATCGAAGGCGCGAGCGCGGAGTTCGTGCTTCGTCAGATCAAGGCGGGGGCGACGATCGGCGAAGCGTCGGCCGCTCATCTCCAGGAGAGGGAGGCCGAGCTCAAGGTCAAACTCGAAGACCTGGACAAGCGCGAAAAGGCGCTGAAGGAAAAAGAGGCGGGGTCGGAGGCGACCACGAACTCCAACGTCACGCTCGAACAACCAGTCAAGCAAACGAACGACCCAGGCCAGAGCGGCAGCGCGGTCGTTCGGTTCAATCGCGCCAAGTCCGAAAAGGTTTCGGCTGGCATGTCTCCGCAGGACGCCCACGCGGCGGTCTGCCTGGAACAACCGACCCTCGCGGAAGAGTTCATGAGGGCGGAGGCGGAAACGTTTCGCAACCAGTATCCTTCGCGGTACATGGAATAACGAAACTGTCTTTGCGTTTTCTTCGTTCATGAAACAAAGGAGAGTCAGGAGTGTCGAACTACAACGCAACGGGGAAGCTCTCGTATGTCGCCAATGCGGCGATCCCCAAGCACGCGCGAGTCGTCAGGGTCGCGGGCCAGAAAGTCGGCATCGCGTCGGTCTCCCAGAAAGAGATCGGGACGATGGAAAACGAAACATTCGCGGACGGAGACGACGCTTGCGTCCGTTCGCGGAACGACGTCGGAACGCGAAAGATGATCGCATCGCTCGCGATCGCTGAAGGCGCTGACGTCTTCGGGGCGGCGAACGGCAAGGTTTCCAACGTCCAAGGCGCTGGAGCGTTCTACGTCGGTTCGGCGGAGACCGCCGCAACCGCAGACGGCGACATCATTGAAGTCGCAGCGTACAGTCCGCTCGGTGGAGCCGCAGGTTCGTAACCGGCGGCGTTTCGTTTTCTTACTCGGTTAAAATGGAAAGGCATCTTCAATGACAGGACCATCGACGGCTAATGGTCGCTATCGAGCAGACCTTCAAGGACTCATGCTGGAATACGACCTCGCGGCGAGCCGTCGAGGTTTCATCGGAACCAGCTTGTTTCCGATCACCGAAGTCGGCGTGACGGGAGCGACTTTCCGAAAAGTCCTCGTCGCGTCGTTGCTGAAAGAGATCAGCAAGACCCGCCGCGCGCCAGGAGCCGGATACCAGCGCGACGATTGGGAATGGGAAGACGACAGCTTCACCACCGTCGAGCATGGTGCTGAAGAACCCATCGACAACAACACCGCGAACGTCTATGCGAGCCGATTCAGCATCGATCGCATCTCCGCGAGTCGCGCCGTCGATCGCATCCTTCGCGCTCAAGAGCAGCGCATCGCCGATCTCGCGATGGATGTGACTGCGATGACCGCCGCTGGCCGGTTCACCGACGCTTCGGCGACTCCGATTACGGCCCCGGCGACCCCGATCGTCACCATCGTTGAGAACGCCAAGGACGCCATCAGGACGTCGTTCGGCGTCGATCCCAACGTCATGGTCACGGCGGTCGACAACCGTCGCTACATCCGAGAGACGGATCAGTTCCAGGAATACGTCATGTCGGGTGGTGCTGGCGATTCGATCGCCCCCGGCAAAATCTCGAACCAGCATTACGAAGATGTGTTCGAGATCGACAACGTGCTGTTCGCCAACGCCGGGAAGAACACGGCGAAGGAAGGACAGGCCGCAGTCTTCGGATCGATCTGGGACATCAAGTACATTCTGCTTGCCCACATCGATCGCAGCGGCGACATCGAAGCTCCGACCTACGGCCGCTCATTCCATTGGGCCGGAGACGGATCGCTTCCCCAGGGTCGCATCGAAGACTATCCCGAGGTCTCGATTCGCGGTCGCGTCATTCGCGCCCGTCATCAAGTCGGCGAGAAGGTCGTTCATCGCGCCGCCGGATGGTTGGTCAAAATCCGTCCGTAAGGAAATTGTATGGGCAGTATGCTCGACAATTTGTTCACCGTGTTCGGCTGGCCCATCGTCAATTGGTCGATGGCCCGGCCGATCCTCTATCGCAAGCGCGGCGGCGGCGACGTTCAAACGATCGGCGTCTGGGAACGGAAGCAGATCGTCGCCCCTTCCCCTGGAGACTACGGCAGGATCGCGAGCAAGGGCGGCGTCCTGACGATTCAGCGGGTCAACATCATCGACAGCGGACGCGAGCCGAAGGAAGGCGACGAAGTCCTGATCGACGGTGAAATGTTCCGCGTCATCGAGATCGAAGCCGAGGGCGAAGAAGGCTTCAGGATCACCTGCGAGTTCGTGACGAAGATTGAGACGTCCGGCGGCGGTCTCAGGGTTGAGGAGCCAATTTAAGTGCCTGTGACGCCGGATGGAATCTTCTCGGTCCTTCCTC